GGCGGGGCTGCCTACTCCTGTAGGTGTGGCCAATTACGATGAGGCATCTCTGCGCTCGGACCTTTACTTTGATGCGGGCGTCATACGTGCCGACCTTCTACGCCACCTGAACAACGTAGACATCCCAATGATCAGTTACACGAAGAAACATCGTGCTGCTGACAGCGTTGCCGTGGCTGCCATCACGTTTCTCTCTACCATCACGACTGACGAACAACTTTTTACCGTTGTTCATGAACTGCTTCAGGCTTACTCGCTTCACCACCAAAACTACAAGCGTGTGGGTACCGTCCACTACGCTGAAGTTCCGCTCTACACCTACATGCAGTCGAGCGACTTGGAGCTGGTATCCACCGCCAAGCCCACGACGATTGTGGAGGCCGCGCAGCGTCTTCAAGATATCTCGCGAGTAATGCAGCAGCATTACGAGTTCATCGGGATTCACTCGACCCCGGACTACATGCTGGGATTTTTCGATGCTATCGGCCTTGCCGATGGCCCACTGATCGAGTTTAACTGGCAGGCGCTTTTTGATGCTGCCAACCAGTTCAAGTCCAATTACACCTCGCATCTTGCTCGCGCAGGCGGCCTTGCTTGGGGACACGCTCTTGCCGATGCAGTCAACACCATTGGTAGCGCCAATGCCACCAATGGAAGCACTCTGAGAGATTTGCTCTTTGAGCTGGGCAACGAGTATGAAGACCATGTGCGCGACCAAGGGGGCAATTTTCACAACCCCACGGACCCGGCGTCATCCGTCCGTTTAAGCCAAAATCTCTCCACAAGCGCAGGCTTGGCGACCAACCCACCCTACATCGCATATTTTGGTGGCGTTGGTGTTGGTCAGATCAGCGCTTCGATCAATTTTCTCAACGAGCTGTACTCTAAGTTCAACGCACACGTTGAAGAGGGCTCAACTGACGCTGGCGCAGGTCATCCACACACTTTCCCCACCGCAGGGGAGCAAAACCTTTGGAGTCTTTCCGGCGCTCTCCCCTCACTGGCCTCTTACAACTACGCCTTTGTCTACAAGTACGAGTATCAGGTTCGCGGCACGACTTACATCGACCGCTCAGCTCCGTTGTATGTGGCAGCAAGCCAAGTGATTGCCACGACTTATCAGGGTCTTTCGATCTCTAATCTCCCAGTGCTGGCCAACACGGGCACCACTCACTACGACACCACCAACATTGATCTTGAAATCTACCGTACCACGAACGGGGGTACGACCTATTATTTGGTGGATACCGTGGACAACGGCACCACAAGCTACACGGACAACGTAAAAGACACAGACCTTGTTACCCGTGAGCGCCTCTACACCACGGGCGGCGTCGTGGAGAACGACCCCGCGCCCCGCTGCAAGTACCTCCATGTGGTGGCTAATACTGGGTATTACGCAAACCTTCTTGCTGACGACGGAGAGGAGCTGCCCTACCGCATTCGCCAGAGCATCCAGAACGACATCGACTCGTGCCCGCTGGACTTCTTTGTGGACCTGCCGGATGCCGTGGAGGGCGTAAGCTCCGCTCGCGAAATCCCGATCACTGGCACGCGCAACACGCTTTATCGCTTGGAGGGGATTTTCGATGAGCAGGGGCGCGGGGCCATTACTCCGGTCCCGATTGCCTCCTCCATTGGCGTGGAAGGTCCCTACAGCTACGTGCAAATCGAGAGCGGGACGATCTTCGCGGGCTCTGACGGCTTCTATTTCACCGACGCCTACCAGATCGTCAAGCTCTCGGATGCGTGGAACACGCGCTACGCGCAGTTGATCTCCACTGAGGCTCGCCGCAAGTCCATCAAGGGCGTGTACGACCGCCTCCGCCACCGCGTGTGGTACTCAGCCTGCCTAAACGATGGCTCGGGGGAAGCTGACACGAGTTTCATTCTGGACCTGCGCCAAGGCCTCACGCTCAACGCCGCGTGGACTACGGCCAGCGGTACAAGCTACTCCCCCTCCTGCATGGTGATCTGGCAGGACAGCATCCTGCGCGGCCACAAATCGGGCTACGTCTTCAAGCACGTCGATGGCACCTTCACCGACCCGGCAGTGGACACGGGCGTGACTCCGTCCTCGTGGATGACTGAGGCCATCGCCTACCTCTACAAAGGCCCGTCTTTTGACTTTGGCTCCACCATGTTCCGCTCATGGGTGCCGGACGTGACGTTCAAGCTCAAAGACGAGGGCAACATGGCCCTTGAGCCCATCTCAATCAACGACTTGGGCAGAAGCACGAAATACCTCAAGGGGCTTAGGCGCAACACCACGCTCGTCTGGGGCGACCCTCTGGCCATCTGGGGTTCGGGCTATGTGATCTGGGACCCCACGGGTGGGGCAGTGAATGAGAAGCGCAGATTCCCTGCTGGCGGCCTCCGCTGTGCCAACAAGCAACTGGGGCTGCGCTCAACACAGGTTGTGCTCATGAACACGGCCTCCTACGGCCAAGTGACGGTGGACTTCTCTTCCAAGACCGCCACTTTTGTGGACAACACCAAGGTGTGGCCAACCGACTTTGCTGGCTACATCATCGCCTTTGCCAACGACGACTTTGTGACTGAGTTCACGATCACGGCCCGGGGCCCTGCTACCGAGATCACTTTCTCCGATCCTTCTGGAGATGCCCCAGCCGATGGCGTTTACGACTTTGAGGTGCGCGGCCTGCCCAAGAACGCGGGCTTCCACCTGCTCTCCTACTGCCTGCACTACACGCCCCTCAGCCAGAGCCAGTCGGATGCTCGGGGGGATACGGGCGTATGAGCCGGATTCCACGCTTTCTCGTACCCGACGTCAAAGATCCGGCAGTCCAGCAGGCGCTCGACAATCTGGCAAGCTTTCTTCGGGAGCAGAGCCCTTTGCTCAACTTCAAGCATTTTGAGCTGGAGTTCACCACCACGGGCACGCAGACCATCCCCCACAATCTGGGGTTTCAGCCCAAGGACATCATCCTGACCTCGAAGATTGGTTCGGGGACAATTACTTTCAACTACGGCAGCTTCACCAAGGACGACCTTTCTGTGACGATTTCGGGTGGATCTTGCACAGTGCGGTTTTTCGCGGGAACCTATGATGAGGGTGTAGAATGAGCTTCAAAACACTGGCCCAAATCAAGTCTCAGATCAAAAACGCGCTCGATCTTAACGAGGAGGAGTTCATCCCCGATGATGAGCTTCTTGAGTACATCAACGAGGCCATCACCATGGCCGAGAGCGAGATCCACGAGCTTTACGAGAACTATTTTCTGGCTGAGGCCTACCTGCCAATTACGGCGGGCCAGTCGGAATACGACCTGCCTGCCAACATTTTTGCCTCCAAGATCCGGGGCGTAACCTACACCAACGGCAACGACGTGTATGACGTACACCGCATCCGCGCCCCCGAGCAGTTTCACAAGATCGCAGACCTGCGCAACTACGGGTCAACTGAGGACTACTGCTATATCCTCAAGAACGACTCTACTTCCGATGGCGTGAAGCTAGTGCTCTTTCCGGCAGCCCGTTCGACCGAACCCACGGCCATCAAAATCTGGTATATTAGGGATGCCAACAAATTGGCGGTAGACTCCGACATATGCGACATCCCGGAGTTTTACCCCTTCGTCGTCCAGTACGTTAAAGTAATGGTCTACGAAAAGGAGATGCATCCTAACTTGGATAAAGCTGTAGCAAAATTGGAAAAGCTAACGGCAAAAATGCGCAGCACACTTGCTGAGATGGTTCCCGACGAAGACAACACGGTGAACCCGGACCTCAGCCACTACTGGGAACATAGCTAAGGAGAAGTTATGGCAGACACGTCCAAAAAAAATGTTCAGTACGAGACCACCAGCACCGATTGGCCCTACTATGTGACCAAGCCCAACGACATATACTACCGCCCAAGTTTTAACGGCTCGTCAATGACAATGGCGGGCAACCTTAAAGGTAATTTAGCGGATATTAAACAAAGGGGTCTTTTTGAAGCTACTTCCGCTGCCGGTCAAGAAGCCCTGAGAAAAGGCCCTTCGGCGTGGGCTGGTTTGGCTATGGACCAGCAGCGCCAGCAGGCACTCGATGCCCGCAATCAGGGTGCAGCAGGTATTGCAGGAGATGCCGCCACGGCCCGCTCCCAGCTTGCTATGAAGGGTGGTCTGGACTCGGGTGGGGCTCAGTCCATTGCCCGTCAGGCGATGAAGAACTCTTTGGACATGAACCAAGACGTGACCAGACAGTTCAACAACAACGCTTTGCAGATCGGCATGAACGACGAGCAGAATCGCCTGCGTATGCTCGAAGGTCAGACTGGTCGTGAATATCAGGCCCTTCAACCCCAGATTGAAATGCAAAAGCTCGGGGCTCAGGCCGACCAGTTCGACATCAACAACAAGATCAACGAAGGGGTGCGCCGCAACGAGTTTGATCTTTCCAAGTGGCAGACGGACATGGCGGGTTGGGCGGCGAACAAGTCGGCTCAAGCCACTGCGGAGAGCGGGAAGAAGTGATGCGAGTTGAGCGGTTCACAGCACGCGAATGGGCTGCCTTTTCGGAGGACGCCCATCGTATTTGCTTTGAGCAGGTGAAGCCTGCTCAGTACGACCGCATCGACTTTGCTCTGCTCGTTGTAGACGACGAAAAGCCCTGTGGTTACGTCACCGTACGGGAGCATGACCCCGAGACTGTCTACTGGCAGTTCGGGGGGGCTTTCCCCGGAACCAAGGACACGGCCAAGACTTTTCGGGGGTACCAGCTCATGGTGGACTATACCCGGGAGCGGTACAAGCGGATCACAACCCGCATTGAAAACACCAACATACCGATGCTCAAGATGGCCATGAAGGTGGGTTTCAGGATCATCGGTACAAGGACGTTTAAAGGCTCCATTTTGGTGGAGCTTTTGTTAGAATTTTAAGGGGAGAAAGCACATATGGCATTTCCAGTAATGGCGGCCATTCTGGCGGCAACAGCAATCGCAAAATCGGTTTCTGACAACCAGAAAGA